TGATGCCCACTCTTCGTCAGCTATTGACTTAGGACGCTGAGTGTGTCCCTTTCCTGTATCACTCATCGTATCTTTGCCACACCAATACAGGCGTGTCCTTTCCTATGTATGCACCCTCAATGTTAAAGACAATGTATTCATTGGCTTCCTCCACAGTCATACCATCCCTATCCACAAACACTTTGATCATAAGATCAGCATCGTAGACCAAGACTTCCATCTTCTCATTGCCATTCCATACAGAAGCTTGTCCAATGATGGCATCATCAAGACCATCCCATTGTTTCATAGCATCATCCCTTCCATAGTGTCATCAATCTCAAACATTCTGCCAGTGTCTTTGTTATAAAGCAAGCTGCAAGCAGGACCAGTCTGACCACTGTATCTGTTCTTCAACACCCTCACCTTGGTGGTGTTACGTTCAATGGGATCATCAGCCTGACCATTCCTCTCAAGCGATACCACCATGTCACTAAGCTGTGCAATGGCTGCACTACCCCTTAGCTGAGCTAAGCTAGTGACCGCACCTTCTTCATGTCCCTTGTCTGATGGACGCTTGAGGTGGCTAACAATAACTAAAGCAATGTTAGTTTCCTGCACAAGCATGCGAAGCTTGGTCATGATTTCATCAATGGCCTTACGCTCATCACCATTGTCCTGACTGGATACGATGATGGACAAGTGGTCTAGGAATACATACTTACATCCCAGTCCCTTAGCCATATACTTCACACGATTGACAATGTTCTCAATGGCTGTGCTACCAAAGTGATCAAAGAAGTACAAGCGTCCAGTGCCTAGTGTCTTTTCAAATGCGTCCTTGCGTATGGCATCAGACACCATAGTTGTAGGTAGGTGCATAGGCAAGTCAGCAGCTAGGCTCATCATGGACAGGCTAGTCTTTCTCACACTCTCTTCCAAGAACATCAAGCCAATGCTGTCATCACAGTTCTGTAACAAGTGCCAAACAATTTCCCTTAGGGTTTGACTCTTACCTAGTCCACTACCTGCTGTGAATGTAACTAGCTCACCTGCTCTGATGCCATAGGTGATGTCGTTCAGTCCCTTCCAAGGATAGAAACAGTCTGCTGCTTCCATTGGTTTAGATACCAAGTCCCACAGCCCAGTGCCACTAACAATACCATCAGGTATGAATGGCTCTGCTGCCCACCAACGTGATACGAATGCAGCTTCCTTGCTTTCAGCAAGCCACTCACATGCATCCTTGTATGAGGGATCAGGTTTAAATATCTTGCACTTACTACCAAACAATTCAGCAACTTCCTTTGCTGCCTTCTGTCCTGCCTCATCACCATCAAAGCAAAGCACCACAGTTTCAAAGCTGTTGATGTATTCGTAGTTTGCTTTAGCGTCCTTCAATGCACTACCTGCACCCGTGCGTATAGACACAACAGGATATTTACTGCCTGTCAATTGGTAGGCAGCCAGTGCATCAAACTCACCTTCAGTGATGGTGAGGTACTTACCATTGGATGGGTACAGGTTCTGTCCAAACAGAGTACCCTTGCTCCACCCACCCACTGTCGTAAACTTCTTGTCCTTCACCTCTCTACGCTTAGCTGCCACCAGTTGGGTGTTGCTGTCGTAATAGGGAAAGTAGTAATAGCCACCACTGCGAACAACACCATAGCGTTCCATCGTGGCTTTGTTGATGCGTCTGTCTGAAACAGACACACTAACACCTTCGTTGTAGTCTTTAACGAAAGAGCTTGTGTCTTTCGTTTCTGTATCAACATCAATCACTTCAAGTCTTTCATTGTTCATTGAGGGAATGTATGTGTTACATACAAAACATTTGGTAGACATGTCTTCGTTGATGGACAAGCCATCACTACTGCCACATATCTTACAGGGCAGGTGGGTTTTTAGAAAAGTCATAGCCTTTGTAGATAACTTTGTTGGTCTTGAGCACAGTGGTGTACCCCTGAAATAGCTTCGTCATTCTAGCATCGTGCATAGCGTGAAGACCAATTAATAAATTGGATATCTCATCTTCATCAGGCTTCTTCTCTCTGTCCATCAACACCCACAGCACAGAGTCAATGTCTTCTCTTGTCATCCACGCTGCCATGATGAGGTCTTCAAGTTCGTGTAGTTTCATTTAACTGCCTCCATAAATTTAGGTAAAATCCAGACAGTAGCGTTTCGTCCATTAACCATCTTTTGTTTGCTTCCACTATCTATAATCAAACCTTTGTGTACTAATTCAGATCTTCGTGCTCTGTATGTAGAACGATGCGTATTAAAGTAATCATTCATTTGCTCATCAGTAAAACCCTTTTGTTGGGTTTCAGCATATAACATTACCTGAAGTTGTAGCTCACGAAGATTGGGATATACACTAACTGCAGCTTCAACTGAAGTATCAGGTGCATCACGCCTAAACATTTTCCTTAATGTATCAAAATTAAAAGATGTTTGAATCATTTAGCAGCCTCCATATAAAGCCCCACATTACCCAGTGCATAACCAACAAAGGCTATGCCTAGACCAGTGCTACCCTTGAGTAGCAGATCCACTGCCACCACTGTGTACACCACACCCACTACAGCAATAAGCCATGCACTCATTTGATCACCTTGAATTCTTGAAGCACTCTTATAGTTGCTTTAATAAGTTCAGTGTCTTGAGTTGCCTCAGGCAATGCGCTTTCCCACCTCAGTAGGAATTCCAATTGCTCAGCAACAATTGCTTCTTGTTCCATTTGATTTAGTTCCATATCAGTCCCATAGTCCTCTGTAATATTTACCAAACAACATGAAAGCTTTCTTCATCCTAGCTTCATGCACCTCTATACCTGCATAGTCAATCTTAATCTTATTGATCTGATCTTCTAGTCCTGCCTTCTTATTCACAGCAGAATGATCATAGAATTTATCAGTGGAATTCTCATCCACCATTTGTTCAAATGCCCAGATCATTTCATCCATCACCCAGTCCCACCGCTTGAAGTGGTTGTCATCAATGTCCCAACTGTTTTCCTTAGGCAGTGCTGACATGCTTTGCAAAGCCTTAGGCACATCTTCATCATCCACACAGGGACTACCATGCTGTACTGCCTTAAGTTGCTTAAGCATTGGCAAGACGATGAGAGACAGTGTGTGATCCATAGCCCATGTATCATACCTATCAAGCTTCACAATGACAGTGCGCTTCTTCTTCGTATGCATCCATTGCAACACATCACCCACCCATGTTTCACTGAGCCACTCACCCCACTGGTGTGCCTTATCTTTACTAACCCCTAGCTTTATTGTTAGCTCAGCCAGTTGATATGGTCCAAGCCAATTAGGGTAACCACCTATATAAACTTTCATACTAGTCCTCTCATTTCCTGTGTCACTGTTGCACTACGCAAAGTGTTCTTGATGTATGGTGTTAGGCTCTGCGGAGTAGCATGACCTGACACCGACATGATGTTGGTGATGGGTACACCCACCTCAATCATCTCCGTAATAGCTGTCCTTCGCAAGTCCTGTAACACTAGGTCACTGGGCAAAGAAGCATCAGCTAAGATTTGTTTAGCCACTCTAGACAAGTTAAACAAACTGTAAGGTAGCAAGCCACCCTTCCTATCAGGAACATTAGAGGGTGCAATGTATTGCTGCCAACCAAACTCAGCATGCTGTTGTCTCAGCATAGTGAGTAGCCCAGTGCTTGTGGGGATGGTCACCCTAGACCTGCGCTTGCTCTGTTCCAAGTGCAACACACCCTTCTCTAGATCAACCTGCTTCCATGTCAGCTTACGCATATCCCCCATACGCTGTCCATATTCATAGCCCATCTGCACTATCAGACCTACGTTACGCCACTTGAATGTGGAGTAGGCAGTGTTCATGAATGCTCTCACATCTTCCCTGCTCCATACAGTTCTACGAGGCTTGTCTGCCCTTCGTAGCACCTTGCTGAATGGGTTGTGTTTGATGTAGCCATGACGAATAGCGAAGTTAAATAACAAACGATACACTGCCAAGGTGTGGTTAGCTAAGCTAACACTATGCTCAGCATGTGTTTCATATATCTTCTGACAATGGGGTGTGACTAAGTCACCAAGCTTACACTGGTACAGACTAACACCATTAGCCCTGCTGTCCTGCCATCCCTGTAGGTAGTAGATGTAGTCA